GCCTTGTGCGAAGTTAAAGCATCGTTTACTGTTTTAACAGCACTTGCGGTTGCTGCTAAACTTGTACTTGTGCTAGTTGTGCTTGTGGAAAGCTGTACGTGTCCTTTTTGAGAAGTAGACGCACTTTTAGCCACATGCGTATCAAGTGCTTGGCTTACTTCACCTACCTCTTGGTCTGTGTATGCTTTTGCCCTCGCTTCTGCCGCATCCACCTTCGCCTGAGCGCCGGCAGGGGTTTCATGTCCGCTATGGGGAGCTGCAGCGGCCTTATGTGCAGCAAGGTCTTGGGCAACTTCACCTACTTCTTGGTCTGTGTATGCTTTTGCTGAATTCAGTGCGGCATTAGCTTTTTCTTGCGCTCCTTCCGGTGTTTCTTTTGCGTTCCAGGTCGCCTTTTCTATATCACTTACAAAACGTTTTTCAGAAGTTTCTACAATCATGCTGGCCGGATGCGTGCTGGGATGAATGTATTTATTAGCGCCTTCTTCGATGGTTGATAATTTTGTTTTTTCTTCGTTCGTAAAATTTGCTTCGCTTAGGCCCATGCCAGCTACTTTGTCAACTTTTTGAGCCAGCATGTTTGTGATCGTTGCTGCAAAATCAGGGTCATTATTTAGTGCTTCTGCAATTTCAGCCAAGGTGTCCAATGCCTCGGGAGCAGCGCCAATTATGGCCTGTATTCTGCTGTCTGTTTCAGCCTTGGTATAGGTATTTTCTTTATCCGCTTTTTTCAGCAATTCCGTATCAACATAGGTTTTATCAGCCTTTTTACTTTCCACTGTTGAAAGTCTTGTACCCAAATCACTGACCGCCTGGTCATTTACTGATTTATACGTCTCAAGTTCGATTTGAGTATTGACTATGCTATCTTGTACACGGTTTATATCTTCAGCCTCTACTTGGTCGCCCTCTGTCTCATACGTCACATAAACCTTAGGAGCGTTGGCAAAAACTTTTATGATACGTTTCCAGGGAGCATTGGAAGGGATAGACAGGAAAAAATTCTTTATCCGTTCACCACTCATCTTCGGTCCGGTAAACACCATCACTGATTCATTTTTTACATTGTCGTGTGCTAATTCCCCTTCAAAAACGCCGTCTTCCAACACAAGTTCTTCGTCCTCAATAACATACACTGTATCGGCTTTATTCAGCTTTTCAACAAACTTGTCTACAGTCTCTGGATATGTCATTACTCCATCACCTCCAGGGTGACAGTTCCCAATACAGGTACTTCTTCTTCGCCTAGCAGCACATTGTTCACTGCCCCGTTTACCAACAAGTTTGCATAATCTCCTACGCCCGGGGTTTCTAGAAGTAATTTTCCCAGTTGAGCGTAACTCACATAAGTTTCAACCAACACTATTTCTTTGAAGAAATTAGTTACAGCCTCCTCATACAACTGCTGGACTTGGACAATAGTGTAACCACCGGCTAGTGAGACGTTTGCTGTGATATTTATCTGTTTTTCCGTTGCACTAGCCACAGTAACCTCTGCTCCGATAGGTCTCATTTCTTCAATATGAGTTGTTACCGCATCCAGCAATTCTGAGTTGGCTGCTCTCTTGTTTCTGTCTACGATTACAACTTTTACTGTCCCTGGCCCATTCCACAGGGGGAAAACTTTTGCATCTCCAACGCCCGGGACTTCTCTTGCCCAAAGTCTGTAGTGAGCTTTATTGCCGCTAGTAGCAGGAAGTCTCCACGCATCCAAAATCCTTTCCCGGAAAGTATCGTCGTCTTCTATATCTGTTCCGCCAGTGAAGGGTTCCGGGTTTGTTACTGATGTGACTCCTTCTACTGGCTCAACCATAAGGACTATCGTACCAGTAGGAACATTACCAATCGTTCCAGCCTCTGTACATACTGAACTAACCGTTACCTCGCCTTGTTCATTGATTACTCCACTCTCAGTAGTCTCAAAAATAATAGCGGATGAATTGACAGATGATTGAGTGGAAACTCGTGTTCCTGCGTTAATTACTGTACCCGGTTGCCCAGTAAACTTTACTTTCCCGGCTGAAGGCGTTGCAGGCAATCTCGTCACCCCTCTGACTTGACCGAGGTAGTCTAAATATTGACCATAGCTGGTTTGGACAAAGAATATCTGGAGTAAATTTTGTAAAGTGAATTGGACTAATTGAGCTTTTTCAATTACTCCGGGGCGTGTGGTATCCCAGAAAAAACTACCTTCACTTGTATCTATTCCAGGCGGAGCTTTTTCAAGCATCCTCCGATGTATCGTTTCCTCATCTTCATTCAAATAATCAGGAATTGGAAGTTCATACGCCACTCAATTTCACCCCCTCAATTCGGACCGCCTCGCCTACGACAGGAATTACAGTAAAACTGACATACAGTTTATTACCTCTCCATTCAAACGAGAAATCTCTTACTGCGTATGTTCTGTGGTCGGCCAGCAAAGCCTCAGTAATCGTTCTTTCTACTTCCGTTTCTACCGCGGCACGAGTAGGTTGCTTCAACGCTTCCTCTATTTCCACGCCATAATTCCCGCTATACGCCAAGTAGGCAAAGCGTTCAGTTAAAACCGTTTTCACACACCACTGCGCCCAGGCTCGGTGCCCGTCGGCTACTGCAATCTTGCCCGCAGCATCCCTCACGAAGTCACCTTTCTCAAAATCAAACAGATAGCTTTGCGGATATTCCGGTTCAAGCTGGGGTTGTTCTTGTTCAACTATGGTTGGTGGTTCAAAAGTCGGATATAAATTGGGCATTATGAGCTCACCACCTTGCTCACCACAACCGGGTCGGTATGGTCGTTCACCCAAGCTACCAGCACCCGGTCACCGGGTTTGAGTTCGGGTTTTATTTCGATAGCAACCTTGTTGATCTCCGTAGGGTTAAAGGAATATTGCGCAAGCCCTTTTGTTACAGAACCAGGCAAAGGGCTTCCACTACTGTCTACAGAAGCGGCGGTAGTGACCAATCCTCCCGCTTCCATACAGGTTTCGATCCCTAGTAAGGAAAATGCAGGCAGTATAAGTTTTGCCGTCCACTCTGAAACCAAGTATTCCCCTTTAGGTATAGACACTGCGAACCGATCCAGCTTTAGGCTCATGTCGGGTTGTATTGTGCCAAGTTCCAACGCATCTGGCCTGGCTGTTTGGGTGCTTATCCTTTCGGCTATCACTTGCGCCAGCTTACTTGCCCCGCTGTTAGCCAACGTCCTCCACCTCCATTACCATGATTCGGTTGGTTGCATCGTGTATAACGCTGGAAACGATATAGTAGCCTGTTAGCGTACCGGCCTCAACTTTCACCTTGTCTCCCCTGCGCAAGAAAGGTAAGTCCGGTGCTGTCACTTTGCGCCTTCGCCTTGGCTGGCCTCGCTCTTTCAGTATGTCCTGCGCGGCGGCCTTAGCAGCCGCTGCATTGTCAAACTGGCGCTGGTAGACTACTTCCTGAAGCGTCCCGAATTCAGTCCTACCATCGAGCGTAGCCACCACTGGTGCTTTGCCCTCTTTGTCCTCCGCACCGATGATTTTTACACGTGTAACCAGCTCCTCAATATCTTGCCTGTCGTTAATGTTGTCAACGTTCGTATATGCACTAAAAATGTAAACCGGGGTATTTTGCCCTGGTCTGATGACATCGATTTTCCCTTGTTTGCTACGTACAATCCACTTTCCGCCGCCTTTCTTCTTGGCTTCATTCAGCGCAGAATAAATCATGTCGGCCAGAGTATCTCCTCTAAAAACCTGTTTGGCCAACGTCACATCTGGCCCCTGTACTGTTCCTAATGGTATCCCCCACGCTTTGGCAATGTCCTGAATAATGGCCTTTGCGGTCTGACCAGCTTTATAAAAACGGTCATCCTTGCTTTTCATCAAGTAAATGAGCTGGTCATAAGCGGTAATTGTAAAATGCCCCAGGGGATCTGTCTGGTAGTCCCAGGCAAAAACGGTACCCCGGAACACTTCTTGCTGACCGCTGCCCCAGTCGGTATATAGGAATACCTGACCACCAAGCGGTATGAGCTGGTGAAGCCATTTTCCGCCAGTAAGCTGT